TTTATGAGTTTATTTCTCACGCTCATGGTAAAGGTTATGACCTAACTTCTGATGTAGAACTTGAAAAGTATTGGGCTCTTTGTGAAAGATCTCGTTATCAAAATTACCGTCTTCAAGGTGAAGGAGGAATATTAGAATTAAAAAAACAATATGACAAATATAGAGAAAACCCTGAACACAGAAGAGTATCTTTTGTAGACATGATAGATAATTTTAGATTTAAATCAGAAATACCAAAGGACATAGATGTTTTAATAGTAGATGAAGCTCAAGATTGCAGTAAACCTCAAATACATGCTTTACAAATAGCTGCTACACATGCAAAAGAATTTATTTTTATAGGTGATGCCGATCAAACCATTCACGAATATGCAGGATCAGACCCTGAATATTTTTATCAATTAGCTAACACAGAAGAAGCAAAGGCTAACGAACTTACAGAAGGTTTAAGATGTGGCCAGACTATTAATAAAATATGTAAAAATATTATTAAACCTGTATGGAAAGATAAAGGTAAGCTTTCAGAAAGAACTTGGACTCCAACTGATGTTGTTGGAAACTCATATTATATACCTGGATTAGATCAAGGGTGTAAAGCAAAAGATACTTTAATTAATAAAATTTTAAATACAGACGAGACATTTTTATTTACCTACAGAGGTAATCCTACTCATAAATCTATAAATACATTTCTTCAAAATAATGGAATAGATTATAAAATGGTATCAGGTAATGCTCATGTATCTAGAGAACATTTTAATTGTTTTAAAAATTGGAAAAATTTTATGAATGGTAAAGTTTCTAAACAACAAATAAAAGAATACTGGAAGTTAATGGGTTTAGAAGTAATAGTTTATGGTCAAGGTAGTGTTGATAAACTTAAACCTTTAATCGATAGAGATTACAATATACAGGAACTTATAGATGCAGGTTATTTAAAACCTAAAATAAAACAGTTTGAAAAATTTTCTCAACTTTTAAATTATGAAGAATTATCCGATAATAAAAAATTAATTAGTAAAATACCTTATATAAATAAAGTTTTAAATAAGGGTATGGACACAACTAAAAAACCAAGAGTTCAACACGATACAATACATAAAGTAAAAGGATTAACTTTTGATAATGTAATAGTAGATTTATCAACATACTATCCGGAACCTCGTAATTATGAGCCGAAAAGATTAGCTTATGTTGCTTACAGTAGAGGTAGAATAGATTGTTGGACAATAGGATCTTCGGGTCCTTATTCTTTAGCAGGAATACAAAACAACAGAAGAGAAATATTACAACTTTAAAGGAGGAAACATGACACATAAAGATGATTGGGATAGTACATTTCCACAAGAAAAACAAATAGGAGGATCACATTACAAAAAATTTAAGATACAACCTTACGAATTTATTTCTAAGAATAATCTTAGTTTTTTTCAAGGCAACGTTGTAAAATATGTTTGTAGATACTTACATAAAAATAAGATAGAAGATCTTGAGAAGATAAAGCACTATTGTGATTTAGAAATTAAAAAAATGAAAGATAAAGATAATGTGTAAAACTCCGGAAGACTTGGATCTACAAGGTGTAGATACAGTAGCAATCGATATAGAAACATATGATCCTAATTTAAAAACAAAGGGTTTAGGTGCAATAACAGGAGATGGTTATATAACTGGTGTAGCTGTAGCAACGGGTAAAGATTCTGTTTATTTTCCGTTACGTCACTCTGATAAAAAATTAGATTTTAAAGAACTCGAAGAGTTTTGGGATCAAATAAATAAAAAACTTTTACAAAACAATAAAATTACAAAAGTATTTCACAATGCGATGTATGATGTTTGTTGGCTTCAATCTGTAACAGGTAAAAAACTTAAGGGACGTATCGTTGATACTATGGTTGCTGCATCTGTAATTGATGAGAATAGATTTAAATATTCATTAGATGCTTTGTCCAAAGATTATTTAAATGAAGGTAAGTATAAATATGATTTAGAAAATTTAGTTTTAAAAGATTCTAATGGAGTTAAAAAAAATGCTATATCTAATATGCACGAAGTGCCTTTTAGTATAGCTGAACAATATGCAAAACAAGATGTAAACTTAACTTTAAAATTATGGGAACTATTTGATAAAAAATTAGACGAAGTATTATACATAAAACCTGAAACTAAAAAAGAGTATAATCTTAGAAATATATTTGAATTAGAAACAAAATTATTCCCTTGTTTAGTTGACATGAAATTTAAAGGAGTTAGAATTGATGTCGAAAAAGCTATACTGTTTGGAAGACATCTTAAAAAAAGAAGAGATCAAATATTAAAAGCAATACAAAACAAAACAGGTATTAGAATAGATATTTGGGCCGCTTCTTCTATTAAACATTTATTAGAATATTTAAAAGTTAAAGATTATAAAGTTACACCTAAATCAAAATTGCCTCAACTACCAAAAGATTATTTAAACACGCACAAAGAAAAATCTTTACGTATGATAGCTAAAGCAAGAGAGTATGACAAAGCTGCAAATACATTTGTAGATGGTTTACTTGGTTATGTTTATCAAGGAAGAATTCACGCAGATATAAATCAAATTAGAGGAGATGGTGGAGGGACAGTAACTGGAAGATTTTCAATGAGTAATCCTAACTTGCAACAGATTCCTTCTAAAGGTTTTATAGGTAAGAAGATGAGAGAACTTTTTATACCTGAGGAAGGCCATACATGGGGTAGTTTTGACTATTCTCAACAAGAACCAAGGATTGTAGTGCATTACGCAATAAAACAGGGGTTAGAAAAAACAGACGATTTAAAGAACCAATTTAATAATGATAAAGCAGATTTTCATCAAATAGTAGCAGACATGGCAAAAATATCTAGAAAACAAGCAAAAACTATTAACCTTGGTTTGTTCTATGGTATGGGAAAAGGTAAATTACAAGCAGAGTTAAATTTGGATAAAGATCAAGCTAAAAAATTATTTGATACTTATCACAATAAAGTCCCTTTTGTTAAACAATTATCAGATGGTTTAATGAGATTTGCTGAGAATGAAAAATTAATTTTTACTCTTGAAGATAGATTTTGTAGATTTGATAAATATGAAAGTGTTAATAAAAGATGGAATAATAAAGAACGTAAATTTGAAGAATGGGATCCAGAAGCAAAAGAGATTAAACAAACAGATGGTACAATTGCGTATGAAGGCGATTGGATTGCTCCTAAACTTATGTCAAAAGAGGATGCTTGGTCTAAATTTAAACTGTTATTTAATGCTAAATCAAAATCAAAAGCTGAAGGTGGTGATGGTAAAGTTGAAGAACTTACAGAAAAACAAAGACAAGATTGGTTTAAAAATTATTTTGTTAGTGCTTTTACTTACAAAGCTTTAAATAGATTGGTCCAAGGATCGGCTGCTGATATGACAAAAAAAGCTATGGTGATGCTGTACGAAAAAGGTATAATACCTCACATACAAATACACGATGAACTTTGTGTATCTATCAAAAACGAAGAAACACGGATCATGGTTCAAAAAACAATGGAAGAAGCAATTATTCTTAAAGTTAATAATAAAGTAGACTATGAATATGGACCTAATTGGGGTAGTCTTAAAGGATGATAAATTATGGCATACTTAAATGCAAACATACCACCTACCTACGCACAAATAAGGAGAGAATTTTTATATGATTGTAAAAAACATCACGGCGAAGTTGAAGACTGTATTGTCTTTGGGATATCGTGTATGTCTGGAAGGGCTATACTATGGCACGCTATTATGGAGAACGGTGCAATATTTTATCGCTTACCAATTACGGCTTTTATTCAACGTGGTTTTAAACCGGAAGCTGTTCCACATAGACGACTTGATGAACTTCAGCTTTGGAATAGTTTTAGTTATTACCCTGCTGTTACTTTATTTGATATTTTAAGTGGCCAACACGGTAAATACATAGGTAAAGATAAAAAATGGCATCATGGTAATTATCTATTTACCATTGACTTTGCTCATCCAGATAGTAATATACTAGATACGGAACATTCCGAAATACCGCACGAACATAAGTGCGCTCACATAATAGCCTTAAATGATGGTAATTATGCGGCTCAACCTAACAACAGAATAATCTGGGATCTACCTTCTTTCACTGTGAAAGATAATATTCCTGACTGGAAAGTCCAAACTAACGAATGGACTGTAGAAGACTCAGGTGCATGGCAAACGGAAGATACTGATAAGTTCTTTTATGAAATTGAGGAAAAGAAACATGATTAAATGGTTAATTGAAAAAATTTTTGGTAAATTTTGTAAATGCAAAGATGAGCATTTAGCAATGTATGAAGATGTTTTGAAACCAGACATAAAAGTTGTTTGTGAAAAACATCCAGATAGTTTTAAAAAAACTTGTCCAAGTTGTAGAGCGGCAAAGTAATGGAGGGCCTACGCATGGATTACAGATTTACAGCTGTATTAATATTAATGTTAACCTTGTTAGCTTTATTTGGTGGACCAGTGCATTCAGCAGAATCACAAACAAATATTAGTGGGTCCAACACAAGTATTGAAGGAGGGTATACAGGGGGAGCAACAACATATGCTTCAGGTAGTTCCTCTAATACAACAAGTACAACTAGCTCAACATCTAATGTAAGATCAGCACCACCAACAGCGTCAGCACCCTCATACAATTCTATGACACAAGATGTTTGTAGTACAGGTGCATCACTTGGAGTACAGACATTTGGAATCGGTATTACTGGTGGAAAACATTTTATTGACAAAAATTGTGAACGATTAAAGTTAGCAAGAATACTAAATGACTTTGGGATGCGTGTAGCAGCTGTGGCTATCCTCTGCCAGGATGAGCGCGTATTTGAAAGTATGATATCAGCCGGCACTGTTTGTCCAATTGATGGCAAAATTGGTAAGGAAGCTATGGCATTGTGGTCTAGATATGGTCATGAAAGACCAGATTATAAAACATATGTAAAACGTATTAAAGATAGAGAAAAAGCTGACAAAAAAGCAGAGAAAGAAATGACAAAAGAATTAGAAAAAATGGACAAAAATAAAATTAAAATAGAAAAACTTAAATGAGAGATACTAAATCAATAGAGAGTTTTTTAAAAAACAAATACAAAAAAATTACTGAGATGAATTTATTTAGAAACCTTAAAAAAGAAGTTGAAACAGGGGCAAATGGAACGCAAGATTATATAATTAAAAAAGGTATTAATAAAGGTAAAAAAGTAAGCACATGAGTAGAAAAACTAACACAATGTTAATTGCATTGCTTGGTACATTACTTATGGGTTTAGCTTCTTGGGTAGTAATTACACTGGTAGAAATTCAAGTTTTAGTTCACATGATTCAGCAAGAATTAATGGGATTTGAAAAGGTTATAGGTCGTATTTATTATCATATGGATAAAATTAAATGAAGTGGTTAGTATTATTATTAATACTAACAAGTAACGTATTTGCAGACGAAGACACTGCAACATCAGGAAACATATTACCAAATGCTGAAACACCTTCTTCAGGCAAAGACAATTTTGATTTACCGGGTGTAGACAAAGGCACAGGAGCATTAACAAACAATTCTACACACAACGGATTTACAATTACCTGTTCAACACAGGTTAATAATGCATGTGGTACAGCGTTTAATGGTGAGTTAGAGGCAAGTTATCAAATGAAAGTAGGTGCAAGTGGTACATTAGTTGGTATAGACGGCGTTGAAGCTAGTACAACATATACTACAACACAAAGAAAATTAGATGGTGGTATCCAATTAAATTCTTACTTTTCAGTACAAAACTGTGAAGATGGTAATAGTTCCTATAGCTGTGGTCAATCTAATGGTGCTGAGGATACTTACAAACTACATGTAAAAATTAAAGATGCGAATGGCAATACACTAGCACAGATGACAACTACAAGATTAGAGGATGCAGGGTATAATGCTAACAGCAGACAGTTTCATGACAATCTAGTTTACAATGGCACAGGGGGTGCAAGTTATGAATGGTACTGGGAAGGTTATGATGGATCATTAAATACAAATACATCTAATCTTGGACCAAACTTACTGGGTGCAAAAT